ATGAAAAGATTTGTAAGATTCACAGCGATAACACTTTTTATAATCACCGCCTTTGCTCCTGTATTCTTTGAGAAATATCTGTCTCAAAGTGATAGCAATGTAAAGGAAGGAATCGCAATGTTGATTCCTTTAGCTATTTCGGCAGCATCAGCATTGTATAGTAACTGAAAATCGGGACAGGCACAGAAGAAACATGATTCGACAGTAAATGGTTTGTTCAATAGGCGCGAAAACGACCTGACTAACTATTACAACGATGAATATTACCGTGACAGAATGAAAGACGCTGATTCACAATCAGCCTTAGCTGCCGTCAGAGATCAGTTACAAGAGCAATCAAAGAAATACGCCAACCAATTTGCAGCCAGCGGAGCAACACCGGAAGCTAAAATCGCAGCTAATACAGAAGCAAATAAGACCTACGCCGGGACCGTAAATAAGCTTTACGGCTACGGACAGCAATACAAAAATCAGGTAAGACAGAACTACCTGAACGGTATGAACGCCCTTTACGGTCAAAAGATCAACAGCGCAGACAATTCTCTTAATTCTACTCAAAGCACATGGGGAAATGTTGCTCAAGGAATTGGGAACGCTGCAAGTGCTTACACCTTAGCAGACGCCTACGGAAGCGGAACAAAGTCTACCCTCACACCAACCATGAAAGGAATTATCGGTCAAGGCGGGTTTAAAACGGGCTACTAAAAGGTATAACATTAACCAAAAATGAATATTTTAGAAAGGATGTAAACCAGTCGATTAGTCTCGTCCTCTCAGTATAGAAAACAAAACCAAAAAACAATGAGTATATTTAACATAAACCCAATGCCAGATGACGAGGAAAATACAGACATTCCTCCATACGTTCCGCAAAACGAGATCGGGCTTGCCCCCGATAACCACGATATGCCGCCCGTTAACCCGATGCATCCCGCCACAACGCAGCCAGCAGGAGATATAAAATTAAATAACCGCCCGGAAATACCTTATCAAGACACTTTTGCACCTGAACCGATGCAGCCGAAAGGAAATGCGGCAGGAAATCAAAGTGCTGTTCCGGCGCAGATGACATCGAAAGCAAACGCTGTACCAGTTCCACCACCCGCAACATCCGCAGCAACGCCAGCAGCCGCACCATCAAAGCCCGCACTTAGTGAGTTTGAGCAATACAAACAGATGTATCCTGATGATGCTATTCAGAAGTACGTTGAAAGTTTCAGACCGAATCCCAGCGATGACCGATCAGCAAGATTTGCAAAGTATGCAAAACTTAACGCCATCGGGCAAGGGCTTATGGCAATTGCCAACATGGTAGGAGCTTCACACGGAGCAAAGATTTACGCACCACAGCAGAACAACACTACTCAACAATTGATAGGAGCCGCAGAACAAGAGAAAGCTAAGCAGGAAGCTAAGGAGGAAAAATATAATCTTATGAAGTATCAATCTGCTTTGAATACGCTTAACGGTTACAAAGCGTATAAAGCTGCATTAGCTAAACAGAATCATGAAGACGAACAGAATAAGTTAACTCGTGAAAGTAATGAAAATATCGCAAAGAACCACGACGCAACAAGTGTAAACAATACCGAAGCCAACAATGCAACATCAAAGTACGTTTCCGACAACAACAACAAATCCGCTGAGAGGAGAAATGCTGCCAGCAATGCAACTGCATTAGAAGTTGCTCATATCGTCCATGCAAACGATGCGACAAAGGGTAATAAAAGTAATACCCCTACAACTATGATGTTGAACGGTAAGGTGGTAACCGTACCCGCAGCAATCTTTAATACAACGTTCTCTAACTTAGCAGGCGGATTGACAGCAGACCAGATAGCCGCAGGCGGTTCAGCATACCCGGAAATCTTAAAAGCTAAGGTTTACAACCAGATTGCGAAAGATTATACGGTTGATAAAAACGGAACATTGGTTCCTAAAAAAGTAGTTACGCCAATGCAGAAGGCAGTAGCAGCAAGCCCAACATCGCATTATAAATTAGGAAGTTACAAGATAGTTAAAAGTAGCGACCCTCACGCCATAGGAACTGTTATCCCGGAAGCGGACTTATACGGAAGGTACACACATGAACAACTTGAGCAAGCTATAAAGGCAGGTAATATTCAAAAAGTAAATTAATGGATGACAATTCGTTAAATATCAACACAGACAACGACCCGTTTGGAATCTTAAATCCACAGGCAAAACCAGTTACAAAAGCGGCTCCACAACCAGCTGCAAAACCGAAGGCTGTTAATGACCCATTTGGAATATTGCCGGATACTTCCAAACAGCCCGTTACACAACCGGCGGTAGATGACGCCGACCCGCTGAACAGCCTACCGGCTAATAATTACTCCATCGCAAAGCCAGCAGTTAACCCGATTCAGCCGAAAGGAACCGTTAAACCCACAGCAACCCACTCTATTCAGGAGCCCTACGACCCTTTGAATAACATGCCAAAAACTAACGTTAACGACATCAGTAATTTGTCAATGATGCCGGACGATAAGGCAACGCAGGATTTGTTTAATGAAGAGAGAAAGACACCTGCAATGTGAATAGACATTCCCGGAAGTCCTATTCCAATCAGAATCCCATCTGAAACTTATCAGGTCAACCGAGACCTTACGCCAGAAGAACGTACACAAGCAGAATTTCAGTTAGCCTATCAGCACTCGAAAGAGAAGAACTATGACAAGAGTAATCAAGTCATTTCCGACTTAGAGAAAAATGGACAGTCTAACAACCCATATCTTTATCAGTTAAAATCATACAACGCATTAAATCAAAAAGATACAAAAGGTGCGTTGGATAACATCAATAAAGCCATTACGCTTAATCCCAACAGCCCGGATTTGTATTACCAGCGATTAAAGGTTAAGACAGTTACTAACGATCCGACCCGGAACGATGATGCAACCAATTACCTGAATTCAATGAAGGGCGTACAAGTCGCACCTGAGCAAATGCCCGATGTGTCAAATAAGATGCACCTTGCATTTCTATCTGAAAGCGAAGAAGCCAAGTCAATAGGCGATACGGCAAGAGCTAAAGAGTTCGCACGAAGGGCCAAGTTATCAAAAGATTATCACGATTACCTTGAATCAGAGAATGATAAAAAACAAGAAACCGAAACTTTAAAAACCCTTCCTGATTATCTTATGAGTGAAGGAAGTTGGTTTAATCCCATTTCTCTTTTATTACAACCAACAATTGGAACCGGAAAAGGAATTGACAAAATTACTCAGGCATTAACCGGAAAGGAAGATGTTTATGTCCCGCAAGATGATAATACAGAAGTAAGAGAAACGAGACAGTTATCAGGCTGGGATAGATTTGCAAGAGGTGTAGCCGGAACGATGGAGGCATCATTCGCAGGAAGTAACGTTGTCCCTGAAGGCGAAGGGATTTCTCAGTTAGTTAAAGAAGGTTTAGGAAAGATCGCGTTAGGTGTTATGTTCCCCGATCTTGCTAAATTCAATTTTGAAATGAACGCCGTTAACGCTGTCGTGGGAGCCGGATTAGGTATGTCCGGCCATAGCGACATATCCCCGGAACAAATAACCGGTGTGTTGATGACTCCAATTTCAAGCATCCTAAGCAATAAAACGGTAGAAGATTATATCGGTACTAATCCTGAACAGTTCAGCGAGTTAGCAAAAGAAGGAATTAATATACTGGACATGGCCACTTTTATGGGGGCTATGGGTGCGGCTCGTCAGGCAAAGGATATTAGTTCAGAAAATAAGGAATGGATGGACAGGGTAAAAGCCTGGGACGCCTTTTCAAATAAACAGGAATTAACACCAGAACAGGCAAACATTATCAAGAATGATGTTGCCCATAGTAATGTAAGTGATGTAATTAGTTCATTAGAAGCTTACAATAAAGCTTTAAAGGCTGTTAAAATAGTAAGATTGCAGGGTATCGAAAAAAATCCAGTTTCTATTTCCCCGGAAGAGGAGATTGCACGTAAATCAACGATGCAATCCCTAAGCGATTTTAGAGAATTAGCACATCAGGATGGTACGAATATTAGCCAAGTGGCCACGATTGAAGGCAAAAGATACATCATAAAAGCGGGAGATGTCAATAATTTAACCGACCCGACCAATGTATTATACGGTTTAGAGATAGACCCGGAAACAAACAAGCCTATCACTAATGAGTTAAGGTCTATCAACCCCAAGACGATTACTGAAACAAACACTATTGACTTTAATACCTTCCGTAATGCCCGGTTAATGGGCGATATTGATAAATATAACGCTGATAAGGTTGCCAGAGATCAATACCAAGCCGAACAACAGGCATGGCAGGAACAGCAACCCAAACAACTCACAAACCAATCTACACCGGAACAACCGGTAACAGACCAACAACCGGAGGTTGCCAACCAAGCTCCCCAATCACCTATAAATGAGACGGCGCCCTCTGGCGAATCTACCCCATTTACACTTAATGAGCCAGTAACCTTTAATGGAGAAAAGGGAACGTTGGTTTATGTAGACAATCAAGATGACCCCGACGGAGCCGTGATGTTTGAGAATGAAGACGGAGACCAGAAATGAATACCTAAAGATCAATACAACGGAATTGCCCGAGCCAGTCAGGAACAGAACCAAGTAACCCCCGAACAGAACGGTGAAGATGTCCCCAAACCAACCCCCGGCCAACCAGAGCCGGAAAAGATTCAGTTTGCCGTGGGCAAAACAAACCATGTCGGGACTATTAACCCAGACAATACCATTGACGTTGATACCCATTTCACGAGAGAGGTAGATGCTAAGAAAGCCGCTGAAAGCTTCATCGAAAGTAAGCCAGAGAAGATACAACCAAACTTCTCTTATACCGTAACCGATAACACCGATTACAGTAACCCACTAAAAGCATTACCGGATTACACCGTAAAGATTATATATAACACTGATATAGAACGGAATAACAAAGAAGAAAACAATCGGCTACAATCGAACAACACTGATATAGAACATAATAGCAAAGAGAAAAGTAACCAGTTACAACCCATACCGGAAGAACAGCCACAACCTACCAAGCCAGAAACAAAAGAGGTTCCACCGACTGTATCCGAACCCATCAACCCCGCTGCACCTGCTGTTAACGAGCCGGTGGCGGGGGCTGGTGATGGAACTGAACCTCTCAAAGTTACGCCTGAAATTGTCCAGCAAATGACGCAAAAAACGGGACAAACTTCAGAGACAAATCCTTTGAAGGTTACGCCAGTTGTAAAACGTAAAAAAGTACTTTCACTTTTACAAAGAGAGGTTAAGCTTAAAACATACAATGACCCTCGTTCGCTGGCAATGCAATATTTCGCAAGTGGTGGAAAGTTACACCCTGATTCATTATTCGAACTATACGGGACGAAAGGAAAAGAGAACGACCCAATAGTAAGGAAAAAAGTTGAATCTGAACGCAGGCCAAGGTTCACATGGGTAAGTAAAAGCCAAGGGCAAACCATTAACCAGATCGCACATTACCTGTGAGAGAACCAACCCGAAGAGTTACGTTATACAGACCAGGATTACAGAGATGCAATAGAGGATGTTATCAATAGTTACACCAGTCCCCAGCAGATGGCAAAAGATCTGTTAGCTAACCATGAGGTAAGTAATGATGAAATAGCCAACCAAGGTTATACCCCCGAAGAGATCGCAGAGATGGAAGCCTACGAAAAACAGAAAGAAGCCGAAGAGGAGCTGCATAAAATTGATGGGTGGAAAGAAATTTATTCACACGATAATACAACAGACGAAGAGATTAATAATATATTTGCAGATTATGGCGAAGAAACTAACAGAACAGGAGTTCATAGAACTCATGACGCAGAAGTCGCAGGAGATAGCGAAGAAACAGGACATACCCCTATCAGAGGCGATGGAGATAGCAACGGGGTTACTGGAAATGTATCTGGATCACAGGAATTGGGAGAAAGACCATCCGACCCAACAACCCCAGCCCTCACCGACGTCCAACAGCGAGAAGTAGACCGTATTAACGCCCTCTATGACGAGAGCATTAAAGATGCTGAAACAAGACTTCAAAACGCTAAGATAGAGCGTTCTAAGAAAGAGGCATTCCTCGAAAGCAGAAACGGGTTATTCGGAGATACCAAAACCGACGAATCACAAAATGATTTATTCGCAGGGACATTTCTTTATTCCCAAGATACCAAGAAAGCCGCATTAGCTCTTTTCGATAAAAGGATTAATGATATTGAAAAGGAAATGCAGGACTTAGAAGCTGAAAGAAACGCCGATATAAAGGACGTTCTCTCACAGGTAGAAATTCCAATTAGTGAACCCGTTCAGATTGCTCCCGACGAAGTAAACACCACTCCTACCCCTGCACAAAAAGAAGCCGGAAATTACAAGAAGGCACACATCAAAGTTCAGGGGTTGGATATAGCCATTGAGAACCCTACCGGAACCGAAAGAACCGGAGTTGATCCAAACGGAAAACCATGAAGCCATACGATGCAAAGTCATTACGGCTATTTCAACCGTACAAAAGGAAAAGACGGAGATCAGATAGATGTATTTGTTGGTGATCATCCTGAAAGTAAAATGGTATTTGTCGTTGACCAGAACAACCCACAGACCGGAGAGTTTGACGAAAGCAAGGTGATGTTAGGTTACAACTCCATTGAGGAAGCCGAACAAGCCTATTTGGAGAACTATGACAAAGGTTGGAAGGGATTAGGAGCAATTACACCTATCGACATTGATACGTTTAGGACGTGGCTTGGCGATGGCCACAGACAGGCTAAACCTTTTAGCGAGTATGTGGACATTCAGAAAGCGAATGTAACACCCAACGAATACGCACAGAATCCGGTGGATTATACTGAAAGTAACAAGGACTATTTTGATGAACAGGCAAAACCGCCAATGTCAAGTGATGAAGTCCATAAAGAATATCTTCGTGCAGACCTTGAAAGAGAAATAAGCAACGCAGATATTCCTCCGGTAGCAGAAAATGAATTGCGTTCACGTTTTGGATTTGAAAAAAATAATGGAACAGAACTCACTATTTATCAAGCAATAGCCGTAAATGCTGCCGAGTTTTCAATCAGACGAAAATTAGGGAAAAAATATCCAGAACTAAAAAATAATAATCAACAACCTGTTGACAATTCAATTAATCGTATTAATTTTGTAGAAAATAACAACGATGGAATACCTGAACCAATTTCACAAAGAGTCAACGGAGGCTGGGTTGAAAGCACTTGAAGAACAGAGGAAATTACCGTTGAATGCCGTAGAAGAATCGAAGAGACACTTCGAGATGCACAGGAAACTAAAAGCCTTACAGGAGCAGAAAGACAAGAAATAGAAGCTCAAGTAACGGAACAATTTGCCAAAGAAAATGGATTATGAATTCCTATTTCCGAAACATTCAATTTCGGAGTGCCATACCCAAGTGGTAATGAAAATGAAGTCTATTTGAATGAGAACGAAAGAGCCGTGTATAAGGTTAATAACCTTGTTAATAGTGATGGCAGTATACTAAAGTTCTTAGATGGTGTAGAACTTCACAACAAATTATTTCCCCTTACAAAATATCAGCTTATAGGATTTACCGGATTTGATAACCGTAGTGTTATGCCTATAATTAAACAGGGGTATATTGCAGATTCATACTTTGCCACACCTACCGAGATTACAGACTACATGAAAGCACTTGGATTTAAAAAGTTAAGTGATACGTCCTTTACCAACGGACAATACACTGTATCAGACTTATTACCAAGAAACGTATTAAAAGATAGTAATGGGAATATATTTGTCATTGATGACATGATTTCGGAAAACAAACAAGACAAATCCAATCCTGTAACATGGGAACCATCGGACATTAATTATCAACACGCTTACAATGCATATTCAGCAATAAGTTTTGACCCTGAAAAAAGGGCGGCACAAACTCAACGTGATTATGTAGATACACTGGACGAGTTGTATAATAAATTATCCGCACTGGCTAAGTCACCCGAACAGATCTCCGTAATGTGGCAACAACTTGAAAGGTACAAAGAAGGATATTTAAGCCACGAAAACGCTGTATTATCTGCAAAAAGTCGTACTGCGAGTCCAATGATTACAGGCCCGGCAAGATTTCCAACGGCAAGAAATCAAAAAGCGTTAATTGCAGAACATAATCGTAGTGTTGAATTTTCGGATTGGGCTGACAAAGCAGAAAAGACGGCAATTAAAGCGATAAAAGACGCTGCACCACAGGAGCAGAAAGATGATGAGAGGTGGCAGAGTATAAAAAAAACCCTTGATAGTAAAATAGCTTCGATTATCGCTATTGACAAGGGAGAATATCCAGGGGCAAGACCGTTATTTGTCAGTTCACTATCCGGGTTTATTAAAAGGATGGCTGCAAATGGACAAGCAGAAGATGTAAAAAAATCACTTGAATATGTTAAATCGGTAGGCGATAAGCATAGTAAGCCCATATTTTCAACCAATAACGAAATATGGAAACTTGCCGAAACAGTACAACCGAAAGAGGATTTAACGAATAAAGAAACTGAAATAGTCGGGAAGTACAAGGGCGTAGTTATTATGAACAACCATTCACAGGAACGGGTGCAACTCATGTTTGATGAAAAACCTAATCCTGAAATAATTGCTACCTTAAAATCAAGGGGATTTCACTGGTCTCCATCGCAAAGAGCATGGCAAAGAAAGAATACACCTGATGGAATTTATACGGCTCAGAAGTTAATGGGTGAGTTTTTTGAAAAAGATGAAGCCAATTTGGGGAAAAGCCCTTCATTTCAAATAAAACCTAAAATCTTTGACACCGCCAAAACTATATCAGAAAAGTATGAGAAGGGTACGCAAATCATCCGTGAAGTAGAAAAAATGTTTTCGGCTAATCCATCTATCATTGTAAAAACAAACGAAGATTTGGCCAATTCCGTTAATGCCATAAATTACAACGAGCAAGTAACAGAAGCAATAAAGCATTATTTTATTGGTGGATTAAGTCTTTATGGAAAAGTATTCATAAATACACTCCCACATAAAACCGGAAACGAAATAATACGGACGTGACTACACGAGCAAACACACAATTCAGCGCGTAATATTATCGAATATAATGAATTAGTATCAATACTCCCACGTTTAACAGATGAAGAAAAACAACTTCCGGAAGAGTACGATGTAAATGAAATGAGCGACTATGAGATAGCAGATGAGATAGTGGCTTTTGCAGCTGAAAAACTTTTGGACAATTATACGATAGAGGATATTGCAAGTGGGACTGTTGATTTATCTTTGTATCCAGAACCAATTCAAGAAGTATTATTTAAAACGCTTAATTATATAACAAATGGAAACTTACAACAGAGTAGAAGTAATAGGGACGGACGGCAATATGACAATCAGGGAAATGCCGAAAGCAATTTGGGGAATGTACAACGAGGAGTTGAAAAAGAACCCGAACAAAAAGACGCTATCGGAAAGGTTGAAGATACTGAACAATTTAGCCGACGAAAATCCGCAGTACTTCCCGAAAGAATAGAACACCCAACCACAAAACCCGACAGTCAGCCGGAGTACGCCGGGGATTTTCTAAAAGATGTACGGTTTTCAAAAAAGAAAAAAGAAACAGAGCCCAAGTCCCCGGCTTTCTTAAACAGGATATTTACGGAGATTGATAATTTTAGAAAAAAAATCATTGACCTACCAGACTTTAACGAATTTAAAAAAACGATTAACAATTGGAATGCGGAAATGCAAATGACTGCCATTAAGGCAAGAAATATAAATGCTGAATTTAAAAAAGCAATTCCAGAGCCAGATACAAGACGTGCAGTAAATGTATGGATAGAATCGGGCGGAGATGTTGACAAAATAAAACAATGGGAGGCTTTAACTAATGATAAAACTCTTAAAAAAGACTACACAAATGCTTTAAATCTTACTGATAAGGATAAAGAATACGCCAAAAAAGCAAGTGATATTTACGACTTCTTTCAGAAAAAAGGAGAAGCATTGGGAATTTTGGATAATGCAGTTGAAAATTATGTCAATAGATTAATCAATACCGAACCTAAAGAAGATGGAAAACCAACTCTTGGCTCTGCTAAATTAATGAAGTCATTCAGGGCACAGAAGAAAAGGACATTCCCAACAATATTTGATGCAGAACAGGCAGGATACAAAACCGTATCAAAGGATATTGCCGATCTGTTATCGTTATATATTTCTGAATTTGGAAAGACAGTAGCTACAAAAGAGTTCATTAAGGACTTATCAAATAGTAAGGCGACAGATGGCAGACCGCTTGCGATTCCGTCAGGTGTTGGTATACCAATAAAAAAAGGTTCAGGCGAAACAGCAAAAGTCCTCGTTATCCCTTTAGCAAAAACAGGAGATTATTCAGACTATAAGGGATTAAATCATTATTCACTAACAAAATGGAAATGAGTAGGCAAAGCAGATGATGGTACAAGCATTTTGATTCAGGGGGATATGCTTTTACATCCCGAAATACATCGTCATCTTAAAAATGTATTTGGAAGTTCCGCTATAAAGGACTGGTATAATTCAGATGGTAGCGCGCTTTCATTAATTCCCAAGTATCTTGTTAAAGGCATTGAGAACACTCAAAACGTTGTCAAACAAGCAATGTTTAGTGTGAGTACTTTCCATTATGTACAGGAAGGGACACATGCTATTGGTCATTTGGTTAACCCGTTTTATAATATTCCTCACATGGATTTAGAGAATAACCCTGAACAGATGGACGCTGCCCGCCACGGGTTACAACTATCCGGTGATTATAATGCAATGAACGCATTCAGGGAAGGCGTTGGCTCCGGTGAGTTATTATATAAAATACCGGGTATAGGCAAAGTATTAAAAACCATATCAGAACCTCTTTTCCTTTATTACATTCCGGGATTGAAGTACAAGACATATCAACACATTCTTAAACGAAACGCCCGACGCTGGGCTAAGGAAATTGAAAAAGACCCTTCGGTTTTAGATGATGTTAAATACTTATCAGCACATCAAGCCAATGCAGCATATGGAAACCTTAATTATGTTGACATGGGACGCAACCAAACCTTCCAAAACGTATTAAGGCTTACAATACTTGCACCGGACTTTTTAGAAGCTCGTGCAGGATTTGCGGGTCAGGCATCAAAAGTATTACTTGGCGGCAAATCAGGTGCGGAACAATTTAGGGCGTTAGCGGTATTGGCTGTAACCTTATTTGTAACTGCAAGGATATTAAATAAATTATTAGATGATGATTACCATAACGATGAACCGTTTGATGTTATCTACCATAACAGACGTTACGGATTAAGGTCAGTCCCCGGAGACCTTTATAACCTTTATGAACGTCCACATCAATTTATTGCTGGTAGGTTATCTCCTGTTGTAGGAAAAACTGCAAGATGGATGCTCACTGGAAAGGATTGAAGAGACCAGCCAGAACCTATACAGGATTACATAAAAGAACTTATCTCCGCTCCTATTCCTATAAGTGCAAAGGGACTAATTCCCGGAGCAAACAAAGATAAAGAAGTAAACCCTTTTGAATCTTTGTTATCAGCAGCCGGATTAAGTGTTACAAGGTACTCCCCATTACAAGATGTTTATGGACTTGTCGATAAATGGAAAAAAGATAAGGGAATTGTAGACAATTCAGGACAATTTCCACCAAGTAAATACAGAGATTTAAGAAATGCATTGATGGATAATAATATTGACAAAGCCGTAGATGAATATTCTGAACTCATTAAAAATTCGGATAATCCACAGAAAGTAATTCATGGATTCCATCAAAGTTTATTTAAACCATTTACTGGATCGAAAAAAAATGACATTGAATTTAAAAACAGTTTGTCCGCCGATGACCAAAAGGTTTACGATAACGCAATAATATTAAGAAAAACCCTTTGGAAAAGGTTTCTCGCTGACTCAACAAGATTTAATAAGGCAGAGTCCTTAGTAATTAAAAAAACCAAATAGTAATGATAAAAGACACAAAGAAAATAAATTTTAAGGCACTCCGAATGAGCGACATCGGAGGTGATAATTCCATTAAAAATTCAAGTGTTAAAGGTTCGTGAATCGCTGACGAGTTGGACAATAACAATATTACTCTTCTTGAGAATTGCCGCATCCACTGGGATAACCTTTCCGACTTCCGTAAACGTGCCATGAGAGCCTTTGCCTATTATCGTGGTCGGCAATGAAGTGATTTGGTAAAAGACCCTGACACCGGGGACATGATTACCGAAGAGGATTATATCAAAAAGCAGGGTAAGATTCCACTGAAACAGAATATTATACGCCAGCTTATCAGAAACCTGATAGGACAGTACCGGAGCAACCCTACCAATACAATCGTTTACGCTAAAAATTCAGAAGACAACGACCTGTCGGACATGATGGGTAATGCCATCCGTAATGTCCATGACATCAATTTAGCCGTTGAGTTAGAGGCAGCTAATTTTGAGGCGTTCGCAATATCAGGAGCAGTCATAGGTAAATTTACATATCGTTACATCCCTCAATTAGAGATTGAAGATGTGTACGAAGAGAACATAAACTTTAATAGAATCTTATTTAATTCAGATATAGAAGATGTTAGATTAAACGATTTAACTCTTATCGGGCAGATTATTGACTTGCCGTTGCAAGCCTGTTTAGCCACCTTCGCATCTTCAAAAGAGGACGAAGATAAAATAAAACAATGGTACAGTGTCTCCAACTACCAGATGTATGTTAACAGTAACAAGGGACTATCAAGTAATATGCTTGAAAACCTTGATTTTTACTTCCCCTCCGACCCCGGCAAATGTCGAATCTTTGAGATATGGCAAAAGGTAGGGATGCACAAAATCTATGCACACGATTATGCAGATGGCAGTTACAAAATTGTAGACCTAACCATGAAAGAAATTGGGATAATCAATGCCGAACGTGTGGTTGAAGGATTAAAAGCCGGAGTTCCGCAGGAAGAAATACCACTGATTGAGGCACGGGAGAAATACGTAGAAGTTTGGTACGCTAAGTACCTTGACCCTTACGGCCATGTTCTACGTGAGTTTGAAACTCCTTACGACCATAAGGAACATCCATTTGTAGCAACCCTTCACCCGTTACTTAACGGTGATACCTGGGGTATTGTAGAAGACGTGATAGACCAACAGCGGTACGTGAACCGACTGATTACGCAGATGAGTACCATGATCGACATGGGAGCAAAAGATTTACTGCTCGTACCTGAAGATTGTATTCCGGCGGACATGCATATTGATGACTTCGCCGATGAATGGAGTAAACAGGGAGGTGTTATTAGGATAAAGGTAAAACCGGGTGTACCATTGCCACAACAGGTAACCTCTAATACTATCAATCCCGGAGCCAGTGAACTATTAGCCACGCAGCTTAAGATGGCGCAGGACATCGCCGGGATTCAGGAAAGTATACAAGGCAAAACCCCGACAAGCGGAACGCCATCATCATTATATGAGCAGGAATCCGTCAACAGTGCTATTAATGTTAAGCATTTTGTGGACACGTTCATCACTTGGAAAGAAAAGCGGGATAATAAGATTATGAAGCTCATTAAGCAATATTATAATGAACCGAGAATGCTAACGATTACGGGCAGTAGAGGAAACATTAACAGGATGTATGACCCTGACAAGATAAAACCTATTGACATGTCGTTAAAGGTCGTTCAGGGAACTAATACACCGGTCTATCGCCAGATGATTGACGATACCCTGATGATGCTTTTTGAAAAGAGTGTTATTGACGTAAAGATGTTCCTTGAAAATTCATCACTTCCCTTTGCTGACAAGTTACTTGATTCGATCAACAAACGTGAACAGGAGATGCAACAACAGCCAGGAGTTCCGGGGGCACAACAACCACCTTCACCAGAAATGATGCAACAGATAGGACAGGTTCAACAGGCAGCACAACAACAGGCAGACCCCCGAAAGATGGCTGCATTACAAAGTATATTAGGACAACAACAAACACAAGCTTAATAAAATGAAATATACAAGAATACAAAAAAAATTAGCCATAGATATACTCAAACGTAATAAGTGAAATCTGATTGCTTCCGAAAAGCGAACAGGTATACCAAGTACAACCTTAATGAGGTGAAAAAAGGAATGGATGATTGAGACGGAAAAAGCCTATGATGAAAGAGCAACGAAGTTGGAGGCAAAAAAACAGCAACCGATGCAGATTGCAACCAACATATTACAAACAAATGCAGAAAAGGAAATTGAGTACATAAAAAAGGTTTACGAAGCCAAAGTATTAGCGGTAGATAGAATAATGACGCTAATACCAAGAGAAACTTCATTATTCAATATAAAGATTTGCCTTGAGCTTTTGCACACTATTACCGAAGCAGAGAAACAACCCGATGGAAGCCCGGAAGGTGTTAACCCATCCGGCGCAACGAATAATTGGTTTACACAAATTAACCAACTCATTCTTTCTAAGGGAGAAAAGACAAAAGGAAAGGTGCAGAAACTTATAGAAGAAGCTAAAATAACAGAAGAAAATGAACAATCAGAATCCTAACCACGAATATAAAACTATCGAACTAACAGGGATAGAACGTAATACAAGTGCTATGGCGGCCACAGATGGTTCATGTGCCGAGATGGATAATCTCCGTCATTTTAAAGGAGCATGGCGCCCGATATTCCCAAAGAAAGTTAAGGATACCATCGTAGAATTTATTGATTCCAACGGAGTAACTCAATGTGAAATTGGAGAAATATGGGTTCACCATGTTCTACCTGAGGATTATAACCGTGGCGCATATTACATTGGAAATTTCACTAAATTTTCACATTTAGCCACTGGGATATACATGTTTCAAAATACCAATAACAATGGTACACCTGACAATTATCAGTTGTTGCATGAAATGCTTTCCGGGGAAACACTTAGTCAGGTTTATACTTTCAATAACGTTCTGATTATCGAAACCAACCTTGATATTTATTACAGCGTTTATATTGATGGCGTTTATACCGTCAATGATTCAATCCATAATATTCCTTTTTTAAATTCTTTTGCTACGTGTGAAAACTTTCAATATAACAATCCATTATTTGGTTTATATGAATGTTTTTTTAATGATAATACCCATACATTTATAAACCCATATTCTGTAAATGATTCAGTTGGCGTATATCAAAAACTCAGATCGTTAGCTGCAGATTCAGACAAGTATTCTGGGTATGTATTTTATATTCTCGTATGAAAACTACTGGATGGTAGTAGTGTTATGGAATCACAATTAAGGTATGTATATGCTGGTTACGAAAGAGCGCAAAAACTGTATGTATGTTCGCTCGAATATGCCGCAAATTACCCAATTGGTTGTTGTATATTAAACGTTGATCCATTAGACATGGCAACAATTGATAAGTTGTATAGACCTAATTTCGGTGATGTAAATGTAAATATTGATACAAACAATTATTCTTCATTAGCAAAGTATGAAAATATTATTGACGGAGTTGATATATACTGTACAGACTGCATTGATAAATATAATTTTACAGATACTACGAATTTGTCTGATCTTTTTGAGGTTGCATATGGTAATATTACAGAAGATCAAATGACATACCTATTAACACTTTATAAACTTAAAACAACCGATTTAACTAAAGAACTTAAAAATGCTACTTTTTATAAAGTTGATTCAATATCTTTTAATGAAATTAAAGCTCAACAACAAAATGCTAATAAAATAATTAAACGTAAACTATCGTTAAAAAACATTGAAACAAAACCAGCATTAAATTCATTTCAACTATCTCAAAACAAGATATTTTCTAAACAGAAATACCAATATAATAGTCGGTTATTCTTTGCAGATACCACTACTCAACTTTTCGGCGGATATGATAATAGTTTAGATTTACCTACAACCGGTGAAGGCATATATAAAGACCTTATACAATTTTTATTAAAAGACAATGGGGCAACCATAAGCGTAACGCCTCCCGACAACCTCCCTCCTATTGGTTATAAGACAGATGTGAACATTTCTAATGCTAAAAAGGTGGTCAACTTTGACGTTGTGGATTCAACTCATTATGTTGGGAAGTTAGGGCAACCTGATGAAAATGTTTTTAGGTTAGTAAATGGCGTAGTGTGCTATCCACACCCATCTGCAAAATATATAAGGTTGCATGTTACGGTTAACAGTATAAAATATCTGTTAAAAGAGTTTAAACTAACGGAACATTCATTTCTTAACTTTTCATTTGCGTTAAATATTGATTCTGATGGCGATATTGTACCGTTTAAAGTACTTGACAACCCAGCACTTACCAATTTATCTACAATGACAGTAACGGTAAACGACACATATTATAATTCTAACCGTATTCAGGCCACGGAAATAAACAATCCGTATATTTTCCCTGCTATCAATAGTTATATGATTGGTAACGATGGAAGTACTATTATAAAAAGCATGAATACACAGTCTGAACCGTTATCGGAAGGTCAGTACGGGCAATATCCTTTAGTGGTATTCACCAATTCGGGAATCTATGCCATGCAACAAGGAACGGGTGAAGTGCTTTTCCAGAATATTATTCAGTTGAGTAATCTATCCTGTGTTGGCAAATCCCTTACAGTTGCCAAAGGAATTGTTTTTGCTACGCAGGACAGTATTTTTGTTCTATTTGGGAGGAATGTAACCAACATCGCCGACAAACTCTCAGCAGCCTTCGATTCCGGTTTTAAAAATGACTTTTTGAATGATGGTATCATGTTCGGACGGGACAATTACCATAATGAACTGATAATCGCCAATGGTACCAAGCAGGTAAAACTAATCAACCTTGATTCGTTTACAATTTCATCGGTTAAGGACTATTCCATTACATGAGGAGACCCCGGAGTTGCAACAACAACCCTAATCTATCAGGGTATTACCTTTGATAAGTTTGTCAATAATAAAGGCCAGTGGCTCGGAATAAAAGACCATGTAATCTACTACCTGAACGAGGAAGAAACGGAAAATGTATCCAAAGTAGTTGAAACCGACGTTGTAAACTCCATCACAACAATAACTCCAAAGTCATTTCTACATACTTATTTCAAAACCAATCCCTTATCAATAGATAGTCGGAACTTTAAGAAATTGATTCAGAGTAGATTATTTGGAAGGTTTGTTTACATATCGGGAGATAGTGCAAATCCTTTTGAGGATTGCAAGTTTAAGGTTTCGGGAACTAATAACCTTATTGCTCTACCGTCGGATATGGCTGAAATACAGTACTATCTTCTTGCTTCACCCGGTGGAAGGGAAAGCGACGTTCTTACCGGAGGTTCAAGTATACCTGTAAAGTATTTTATCTTCGAGTTTCAGGGGTTTGTCAATAAGGAAAGTGAGATTGTCGGGATAGAGCTTGTCTACGAACAGGTGATGCAGGATAAACTAAGATAATAAAAAAGGCAAACGTAATGTTTGCCTTTTTTTGTTTAGCCCCTGCATCAGGAACTATCTTGATATTGATTTGCGTCTGACATATCGTCCACGGGTTCTACAACGCCGCCCAAGGCTATGATTAATTTGTTTGTATTTTCTCATTAGGGAAAAATCAAATGTGATTATTCCATTTTCCTCTTTCACATTTCCGCTTTCTTTTTCCCGGGTAATTTCTTCTTGAGTTGCGTTTCGGTCGTATTCGATGCCGTCCCAGCAAATTACGTGTACTATCATTTTTTGAATCCTATTTTAGTTTTTTCTGCATCATCATATACCGTAAATTCCATGTCCTTTATCCACACCGTTATATGCTCTCCTTCATAGAAGTAGCTTATTTCGTAGGATACAGAATCTCCTCTAATTGTTACTCCTGTAATGATTGCGGGTATACATCCTAACTTAGTCGTTACCCGAGTTCCGTATTTATATACCTCTAAAGATTCCATCTATCGCTCTTTTGATTTGTCCTTTATCAATTTTTTAATTTGGGGGTTGCTGGTGGCGATGAATGCCGCCTCCCGGCACAGGTGGTAAACATTAACCTGTTTACTTAGTATCTTAAAACGTTTCAGGGTTTGTATGTCATCGTTATTGAACGCTCTATACTGTCCCTTTGCATCAGGTAGAACGTAATAGGTGCGTTTATCACCCCTATTGTTCTCTATTGCAAGCCGTATCGCTTGTTTAAGATTCCGTTTCTTCTTCCATGCCACAAAACGATCATGAAAATAAAGATACTGCTGGTAAAAAAAGTTGTCGTATTTTGTTTTCGTTATTTGTTTCGGTTTATCCATATTTTAGTTTCCTCCTTCATTGATTTTTGATAATACTTTGGTTCCTGTAAATGAACTCTCATCCAAATTTTAAGAGCGTTTAATTTTGCTTCCATGTTATTGATTTTTAAATTGTTGCTTCTCCTACAATTCTTCTTTTTACTCTTCCTCTTCCCGGTGTTATTATCCGTGGTAGTGGCATATACTCCAATGCAAGCCATACACAACCTGCCGACGTAATTACCTTATCATCCTTGCACCCGTCTACGGCTCCAAGGCTTCCGTTAGGTTTTGTCTCGTAAGTGTCCGCTTCATCGCAGGCTCTTGCGTCATGTTCTATGTATTCATCATCTCTCATAGCGGCAAGTAGACGGTCAATTATCATGCTCTTTGTCTGTTTGTTTGTATGAAATCCGTATTTTATCGGTATACCCTGTTTTACTTTGTCCGGATCCGTGCGGGCAAACAGATTGTCGTAAAAATTGCATATGGTATCCATGATTGTAAGGAAGTGGTCGCCTTCCGTATCTTCCGATTCCGACGTTAGCGTATTGCTTTCTATCGCTAACAGTGCATGTCCGTACCATTCCGCTATCTGTGTTGCTTTCCATGCTAAAAGGTCGTGGTCAATGTGTCCGCTTCATGTTAATACCATTTCAGCAGGTAATCCTTTCATTAAAGGCAGTCGGTCAATAACCCGAATAACCGAGTTGTCGGCTCCCGCACTCCTTCCTCCGATGTCAACAAACACAGCATATCTGTCAGATACCAACTGAGTAGTGTCAGGCTTAGCCCAAATCCATAGATTACCTTTATTAACAGGTTGAAATTGAATGTTTTTTAATGCGCTGGCTCCCGTTGTACTATCGGCGAATATCTCTCCGACAAAAACAGGATCAGTATTGTTTTTCCTTACCTTAAGTACATAAGGTAATGGAAATACACGGTGTCCGGTAGTTTGGAAAGCTTCGCCTGCTGTGTTCGGATACTCAGACTGCATACGCCATTTGTCGTAGCCTTCGGTATTTTTGAAATTGAAATACCAGTTAATGCTTTCAAGAGTGGCTCCCAATCGCCACATCTCCCAAGCATATCCATCAGAATCCAAGGTATCCATCGAATTGATAAATTCAACAACATCTTTTATTGGTTTCCTGTATTCCTCAATTTCATAACAGGGGACGAATACTGGTTCGTACCCTTTTCCAGATTCGGCAGCTTTCCATTCACGATGAAAGAAATTACCTACGCCCTTTGCTGTACTTTCGAGTACAACCATAGTAAGGGGTAGCTGGGGAATAGTAGATCGTAAAGACTGCGTTAAATCCTCCGGCTTCTTACCCAATGTCTCTGTCCATAATCCGACTTCAGAAATATGGAGCATTTGAAAGGTAAACGTCCTCAAATTATCCGGCTTTTCATAACTGCCGATACCTATGATGCAATCACGTTCAGGGATGTATTTATTCTTTGAACTCCCCTCGTAAGGTGCAAATGAAAAGTTAAGAACATCTTTCGGGTGATTCTTTCTCACAGTATTAAACATACCCCTGATGTGCCGGGCTTGATTTTCTACCTGGGTAACAATAGCGCTATTCCAACCTTTTTTAACAAAAAGCTGTATCCAGGCCATATACAATTGTACCAATGTACTACCGCCCCATTGACGAGCTTTCAGTAATATTATCCTTATGGGTATACCAGATAATCTTAACTTCTCAAGTTTTTTAAGCAATCTCCTTTGTGGGTGGTTGAGAATGAAAGGAATTTCGCCACCAGCCTTAGGTTTTATTTTTGCGCATGTAGCTGCCCAAAATTCAAAGTCGTGTTCAAGGCGTAGCTTATTGATATTTGCAACAAAATCAGAAATAGCATCTCCGTAATTCCTGCATCCGGGGATATATTTAAGTACAAAAGTCTCTATACTCCCGATTCTACGGATTAATTGTATAATATCAATATCCAACATTGTTCTGGGTAACATTAAGTAATGTTCTCCTATGCTATCAATGTTGAATTGGAACCTTGGAATAGGTGAACCTATCCCAATAACAGGATCGTATGGCGCATCTATTTCAGCATTTCGGGACTTGTTTTCCGAAATTATTTTACGAATTTTCTCACGACTAAGATTCATTCGTTCATGCTTTTTCGGCTTCCGCCATTTCTAACTCGGTCAACTTAACGTTGTCCCTAATCATCTTATTAATTATTTTTCCTGCTGTTTTCGGAGCCATTCATACAGTATCCCCCGCCTCTGCATACAGGATTTTCTTAGGCATTAGCTTAGAATAAGCTCCATGTTTCCTTAATATAAGGAGGTAGTTTGCGTAAAGCCGACGGTATTTCCCGGTTGTATTATCTGTAAAATTTCCATTAAGTTCCATTTTGTCCCGTAATGATGCACAAATGTACCTTGTTGGTGCATTGTTTGAACCAAAAGATGTTATAAATGCACGCCATTTATTAACAAAAGCCACAATTTTACTGCCTCAAATTGATTAAAAAATACAATTTTTAAAAAATAGTAAAAATGAGTAAAGAAATTGATCCAAATAACCCTGACAATGTGCCTGTTGACGATGGAAATGAACCAGTAGCAACAGACGCTACCCCGGAAGTTAAACCGGCTTCGGATGAACCGCCAACGGAAACAGAGAGTGCTCCGGCGAAAAAAGTATGAAAAACTGCTTCTCTCCTGAAAGAACATTATCCCGATAAGGATGTTGAAAACTTAGATGGTGATGGACTTGACGAATTGGCATCCACCCATTTAGCAGGAGTCCATGACAAATTAAAGAAAAATTCAGAGGCGAACGCTGAGATTATCTCGGTTTTCACCGACCACCCCGAAGTAGCAGAAATCATCCGGCTTATAGCCAAAGGAGCTACACTCGTACAGGCATTGCCTCATGTTCTTGATGAAGATGAAATCAAAGCACTGGTTCCGGCAGAAGGCGACCCCGATTTTGAAGGCTGGAAGAAAAATGCTGACGGACGCAAGCAGATGAAAGCTGAATCCGATGCACAGATGAAAGAGATTCAGGAGAATCTAAACGTCAGTGCGCAGGAAATCCAAAAATTCGTAACAGAAAACAAGCTCTCCGATGAGGAAGCTGCAAACTTTTTCCAGGTTATTGATGACATCATGGATAACACCTCTCACGGTAAGATTACAACTGATATTCTAACAAAGTTTTATAAAGGCGTAACCCACGACAAAAAAGTGGAGGAAGCCAAAGAAATTGGTGTTATCAAAGGTAAAAACCTTGCCATTAAAGAAAAAATCGCGAAAGAGGAAAAAGCTATTGGCGACGGCACACCCGCCATCTCATCTACTGGTAAAACTACCGAAAAAGCAAAACCCGAATTGAATCCCATTGAAAGATCATTGGAGGATTTTAACATTAAACAAAACAGGTTTGCACTTAAACATTAATCAATAAATCAATTATTTAAAACCAAATCAATTAATAAATATGAAAAAATCAATCAAAATTTTAAAAGGGCTGACTGTATTGCTCACAATGAGCGTTCTCGTTGCCCTGTGTGTTGGCTACTCGTTTGCCGACATCTATAACTTTATCGCCAGTATCTATCCGGTGGCTGGTGGAGCTATGATAGCCGTTGCTCCTGTCGGCTCAGTGATAGCTGATGTGCCGGTAGATACGGAAACTGCCGCTGCTGCCGCTCCTGACCTGTTAAGACCTGACATCTCGAAGCGAATTACGCAGATGAAACCTTCACTTTTCCCAATGGACACACTTATCAGGGAAGCCGGAGGTCATGAAAGCACAAACTCATGAGAGTTTAAATGGTATTCCTCGGATGTAAGGGACACGATGGACACTATTTCTGCATCTACTCCATTTGTACCCCCTCAGACGAAAGACCCTAATAAGGAATATCAAGTTACCGTCAGTAAGCCCAATATTTGGCAAGTTGATGATAACATATTTGTTAACAATGTGCTGGGTGGAGATGGGAAAGAGCTTGTTTTACACATTGTTAAAAAGGAAACCGGAGGTAAGTTATCGGTAATTCCCGTAAATCCTCTGGCAGATGCCGAAGCCTCCGATATTCCGGCTATCGCCGCTTCCACAAAACTTACCCGCATTGGTAATGCTAAGGCTGAAAAGGATGCAAAAACATCTCCTTTTGGATTAATGCCTTTCGATTCGTCGAACTACACACAGATTCACATGTGCCAGATTGAGGAATCTATGTATGAAAAAATGCACAATAAAGAGGTGCAATGGGATGCAAGGGATATTCAGGCCCTTTCACTATTTGACCTTCGTAGATCAATGGAATTAACTTCATTGTTCGGTGCAAAGGCTAAAATCTTCGACCCCGAAGGAAACGACTATAAATATATGTCTGGTGGTATTACCAGATTTATCAAGAAAGGTGTACAGTACACTTCGGGAGCCATTGATGATAAAACGTTTAACAACTGGGCGAAGACAATTTTTGTAGGTAACTCTGGGGCTGATTTAAGATACTGTTTTGTAGGTTCTGACCTCATGGAGGAACTTTCAAACGTACCTACAATTCAGAAACAGTTAGCCGCCAATTCAACGGAAGTTGTTTATGGTATTACCTTTAGCAAGGTACAGACCAACTTTGGAAATTTACTTTTCAAACACCATGTCCTGTTAAATGACGCTGGTTGGGCAGCCAAGGGCGTAGTTGTTGATATGAATAATATCAATAAACGAGTACACCAAGCCATGCAGACCAGAAAATTAAATCTGAAAGAGACAGGAACGAGTAATGTTGACGCTTATGTTATCGAGGAAACCTTCGGGCTTGAAACTCGCTATGCCGATACTCACTGTATCATCAGTAAAGCAGTTTAGTAATAAATAATTTTTATGAACGGATAGAATTAAACGCTATCCGTTCATATTGTTTTTAAAATCATTAAATAAAATGACAAAAAAGATATACGAATCTGTGGGTTATAGATACATGGCAACCCCAATTATTATTGACGGAGTACAAAGGATGATTGTTTTTGATACCGGTCATTCCCAGCGATACTTCGGAAGGGGTATTTATGTAACGACAGACGTCGACGAACAGAAAGCTATCGAATCAAAAAAATCCTTCGGGATTGACTTTAAACTTGTGGGTACCGAAGATGTCCCTGATGAAGGAAAACCATTAGGTGATTTATCAAAAATTACATCAGGCAAGGATGCAAAAACCTTCCTGAATGAAAATTACGATATTCCTATGGCGTCTCTCACAAATAACGACATGATCCGGGCGGAAGCTGAAAAATTAGGAATTGTATTCCCCGAATGGAAAAACTAACAGGTAAATGACTACTCCGAACCTGATAATAAAAGTGGCCGCCCGAATGGATGAAATATCTTTAGGCTCCGGCGATACTCCGGCAAGTATCCAAATAGGAAAAGAACTTGACGATTCCGCCAAATCGTTATGCGAGCTCCTGCCTAATAACCTTGCTATTATCGGGAAGTTATCCGCCGTACAATTAACCGACATGGTGGATAATAGATGAGTGTATAAACTACCCGTCGATTTTATCCGAATGGTTCGCTTTGGGCTTGTTGGATGGAACCAATATGTTAATAAAACTGTCGATGAAGATTCGGTAAGCAACCGACTACAACAATTTTATTATCTTAAAGCAACCATCAACAAGCCTATGGTAATATACATCCCGGATGAAGAAAGCACAGTAGATAGAGGATATTTAATACCACTGCCACAAACGATAACGGGAGCATCGCCTGTAATAAATTATTTTCACTACTCAAAAAAAGTAATAGCCGAAAATTTGCCGGACAGGCTTATTGACATGTTCTCCTGGTTCTGTGCCGGAAGAGTGTTTGCAATTATGGGTAGTGATGCATCTTCAAAAATATGTTACGAAAAAGTTAATGAACTTTTAAAATCAAGTCAGTAATGAATGTAGAAACATACAAATTTCTTTTAGGTGTCGCCGCATTTTTGATAACGTTTTTTTTAGGCGGTATTCTGTATTTCTTAAAAATACAAATCAATACCATTAAAGAAGTGAAAACCCTTGTCGATTTTATTCGTAGGACACAAGCCGTAGATAAACAAAGCAGTGAAGATATGAAAGTTAGTTGCGCTAAAACTCATAAAATTGTAGATAAGCGGCTTGATGAACATGGGGAACGCCTTGATGAGCATGAAAAAGACATCGTAATCTTAAAAGAACGAATTAAAAAATAACCAATTAGCCCTATCGTATTGGTAGGGCTAATTTTAAACTTTAGAAAATGAATGATAGCATAAGAAACTCAGTAAATAAAGCAGCAATCGAATTTGGATTGGAGCCGGAAGCTCTTTTGGCTTTTATTGATGTGGAAACTGGCGGACAAGGATTTAATCCTACTAATGGCAAGCTTATCATTCAGTTTGAGCCTGTATGGTTTAAGCGAAATGCACCCTATGCCCCATCTGGATTGTGAAGCGTAAACAAGGTTGATGTTCAATCGAAGGAATGGGCGGCTTTCAATGACGCCTTCGCTAAGAATCCGAACGCAGCTATGGAAAGCACTTCCATCGGCATCGGACAGATATTAGGGTTGCACTATAAACGTCTCGGATATGCCACCGTGGGCGCCATGTGGGACGATGCGAAGAAAGGAACTGACCGCCAAATTTGGCAGATGGCTAAATTTATCGCTACCGACATTAAATTAAGATCGTGTCTGAAAGCTCACGATTGGGACGGCGTGGCGACGCTTTACAATGGAGCATCCTATAAAGAAATGGCTATAAAATGGGAACGTGAACAATACGACATTTCCTTATCAAAAGCATACAAAAAATTCAAAGCATAATGAAGAAACTAACATTTATCTTATTATCAATCATGTTGTTTTCCTGTTCCATGACTAAACAGGTCAACAAAGAAAAGACATTGGAGACCAGTAACACCGTTACCGATTCCTCGGTTGTTCAAAATTCCCGAACAACTGACAGTACCACTAAAACTGACAGCTCAATAACAACTACTATTGAGCACATTACAACTACCTATCAGCCGACTAAGGATTCTGCAGGAAACCTAATCCCCGCTACCCAAGTCATTGATAGAAAAATTACCGAGAAAAAGGCGGTAAAAGAACAGTCATTGGCAAAGACTAATAGTAATAAAAAGACAGACCTTAACAAAAAGGGAGTAACTGTAAAAGAAATAAATACGACAAATAAAGCCATCGTAAAAACGGGGTTTATTATCCCATGATGGGTTTATGTTGTCGCCATTGTCATAATTATACTGGCTGTTGCCGGATTTATCATTTATAAGAAATTTAAAATCAAAATATAATGAATAAGCTAATCGAACGATTCAAACAAGCCGACCATGTGGTGGCAAAAACCATTGGTGCATTTTGCGTAGTAATGATTCCGGTCATTGCTTCAATCAGTTTTGCTAATCCGGTATGAAACGATTATAAATCGGTGGCGTATATCGGACTATCGGCCATTGCTTTCTTGTGCAATTTCACTAAGCAAAAAACTGAATAGCTAATGGCTTATTATAGACTTACATACGGAAATTATGACCCGATTTGTGTATTTGCCTACGGGTTAGCTCCGATACTTGGCAAAATCAACCAACTATCACTATATGAGGCTAAATCCTTAGTAAATAAGGATGGCGAATCTCAATTTGATGTCGCATTTAATCCCGATGAAGATACTGATATTATTTTGGTTCCAATACAGGAGGTTATGGGTGAAATTATGAAACAAATATCAATCATCATTTCGCCTACGGAAGAAACGCCACTGATATTTAATGCACCAGACCCAGAAATTGGGGATGATCATTACATCAAAATCTATTTTATGGACGGCAAACTACAAAAAAGTATGATAGGCGTATTGGATTCCGAAATTGAAAGCTGCATCGTAAATTACGCCATGGCCGAATGGATGAGCCGAAGCCAAAAGCCGCAAGCTACCCAGTTGTATGTCCAAAAGTATCAAAAAAATTTAGAAGACATGCGCAGTACGGTTATGCACAATAACGATAAAAACACACGTCCCAAACTAAAAGCCAGATTCCTATAATGTACACAAGAGATATAAATTTAAGCGGGTATTATGATGTCGGGTTTACTTATACCTATAACCATATCCTTAACCGTATAAGGATGTTATCACAGTATCATCTTAGCACCTTCAAAGATGAAAAGACGGGAGAACCTATTATAGAACTTCTTATGAGTGCTGATGAAGAATCTTTCATCAAAACCGAAATAAAGAATGCTTTAGTCGACATTGGTAACTTATTTTTTAAGACTAAAAAGGGAGGCGATTCGGCATATTTCACAAAGAGCAACACTACGACATTCGGAATAGCTGCTAACGATTATGGTTATGTTACCTATCAGTTACTATATCAATTAGATGAAATAATAACTGAGGGAATAGCGCTATGGGTGTTGAAAGAATGGTACGGGTTAAAAGCTCCAAAAGAAAAAGAACCGATAGAATTAGCCTATCAGGGAAAGAAAAAAATTATCAATAACAGCCTTTACTATTTTATGAAGAGGAAACTTACTTTCATAAAAGCTACCGAGGCTCCTACCCCTCCATACGTACCGACATTGATAATCATGTTTTACATGGGAGAATTTGCCACCTTTGAAGACTTTCAGGGGTTGGAAAATACCAGTGATGGGTCTTATGTTTATTGTACATCATTAGGTAGTTATTATGCCCATGCCGAGGGAAGCTGGCATGTAGTTACAAAATCAGACCAGATAGAAGATTGTATATTGCTAAAACAGTGCTATGGGGTAACCTGGAATATTGACGATGAAGCCGCCGCCGTTACCGCTATTGGGAACATGGCGTATCATAATACTCTTCCTTTCCATATCTTCGAAAGAGGTATTGTAACTTTCAATCCTTCACTAAGCAAAAACACTATGGTCAAAACCGACCCTGTTAATTCCTACATGCTGGATGGCGGGCAAGGGGTTTTAAAAAGCGGTCAATTTTCTTCCTGCCCTAACCAAGGCAATGTCTATACCATGATAGACAAGTTGAATCTTAATGATATAGGAAGCAGATATATTCATAATGTTTCTACCGATGAATACGCTAAAATTATTGGCTTAGGCAACGGAAGCACTATCGGTGATGCCAATGGCGAACTGATTATCGACCCGGTAAGATACATCAAGGTTAACGAGCATTCTTACGGAACAAAGGAGAACAAAGACATCTCCGCTCCACCGCAAAGAGACGACATAAACGGCTATATATATGATAGTCATGCACAATTCTTAACCTGAAAAGTAAAGGTTGGAGACCTTGTAGGATTTTATCTGAATGCCACTACTTACGCATACGCTCAAATAAAACAGATAGACGATGAGATGACATTATGGTATTCCATCCCGGGAGACTATCATAATTTCCCTGTTGGCACAAAATACACCATATACCGAAACTTCGCCCATGCGGGAGAATCGTTTGATATTCTAAGCACACAATTTGAAATCAACGGAGATGAGTACACTGATTTTGTAAGTCGCATTAAAAAACTGTATTACACTGATTTTATAACTTCCGACAACAGGTATGTTGTGCTTATCTCCGATCAGCACCTTTCACAATTAAAGCCGTTTGAATGTTTCTTAAATTCTAACGGCAGTGAAAATGATTACATATACCCCGGCGCATACAAGGGTCATATTCACGACAGTGTTGGAAGTAGCTGCGATAATGTTATACCGACAACTGGCGTTACAAAAGCTACGGTAAGACCTATTGTTGCCTTATGGAATAAAAAGCTCAATGATATTTATACGCAGGCCTTCCTTACTATAATGCAGGTTATTGAGTTTAAAACAAGGGACATTGCCAGCGTCCCGATATTTGGAGGGAATTTCCCGTATGGTGAATATGAGGAAAATATAAAAGTCTTCAATAATGGATTTTTAAAACCCATCCTTAAAACGGGGTTGACTAACAGACTTGGCAATCGTTCCGGTTACGTTCTTTATGAAGATACCCGCAACGGAGTAACGATAAACACCGCACAGGTAAGCTATCGGGGTATTGAAGGATTCATTGGAGACATAGGGGAAATGGTTGATGGAATCAATATTTTCTACACTATTCAGGATAGTGCGATAGCCTATGTCTGCACGAATGATAACCTATTTGCCGATGACACAATGGACAATTATTCCAATGCCGGGGTATTACCTATCGCAAATACTTTTATAAAGGGTTGTGGCGGGTTAGCTAATGCCGGATTGCCAGCGACGCAACAAATAAATAGCCCATCAGCTTCAAAATATTGGGCAAGTCGGTTTGAAGAGGCGTGAAGTGATCGTAAATGGTATTGTCCTGTAATCTCCGGTAAAATAACAACACCATTTACCGGATTGAAGTATATGAACGTATCAATGAACTCGGCAATGACCGACCCTTTGGTTGGCTTTAGAATCGTCCATAAATCCTCACCATTTGCACGAACAGGAAGTGATAATATAGATTCAACTTACACTAAATCATTCACAAATGTTTGTATTGTGGTTGTGGAACATTATCTGGGTAAATACCCGACTGTCACAGTGAAAGATGAACAGGGTAATGAAATAGAAGTCGATGTTGACTATAATAGCTTAGATGTTTGCACCTTGTCATGGAATGGGTTAGCATCTGGGACTGTTACCTGTAATTAACATAAAAGCAAACTAATAGATAAAAAACTATGGCAAAAAAATTCTTAGTAAGTATAGATTTAAACGGGAACGAGCTTCAAAATGCAGCCTTGCAAAATTTGGCTGCGGCTCCTGCTTCCCCGAAGAAAGGACAGAAGTATTTCGATACAACCCTGAATAAGGAGGGCTGTTATAATGGGACTTCATGAGTTTATTGTGAAGCTCCATATGCAGCAGCTAATGTCGGAACTGCTGGTGTTGGTATTTGAAGAGATACCGTTGCCGGCGTACACAACTTTAAAAAAATTAAAGCTAAGTCAACCAAAATAGTTGTTACGGCTTCGGCCACCGATGAAATTGAAGTTGATGTTGTCGAAGCTAATATTGTGCATCAAAACCTGAGCGGTGCAGGAACAAATACCCATGCGCAGATTGACACACACATCGCCAGCACCAGCAACCCGCACAACACTACAAAGGCTCAAGTGGGATTGGGGAGCGTAGACAATGTCCAGCAAATGCCGTTAACCTATCTTGACACTGACGGTGCATTGGCCGGGAACAGCGATGTTAAGGTTGCGTCTCAAAAGGCTGCAAAAACCTATGTAGACACTAAGATTGCAGCTTTACAATCGCAATATGCAGGAGGGCTTCTGTATCAGGCAGGAGGTTTTGATGGGACTAAAACTATTGCTACTAATGGTATTACCACTATTAAAAAGGGCTATTTCTGGAAAGTAACCGTTGCCGGGAGCGCTTCGGGAATTACTACACCATCCAGTGGAACCGGGTTGAATATTGGAGATATGATTATCGCCAACCAAGATGCAACGACAGGCATTACGGCGGCAATGTTCGACGGCATTGATAACAGCGAATCTGCCGACCTGGTTAAATTGGCAGCAACTCAAACGCTGACGAACAAAACTATCAACGCAGACAATAATACCATTTCAAACCTTGAAATTGACAACTTTAAAACAGGAGTTGTCAAGGCTTTTCTTGATGATAATGTTGATACAGAAATACCAACAGTAAAAGCCGTGAAAGCTTATGCTGATAGTAAGGTTAAAATGTATTCCGCAAACATCTCACTACCGGCCAGTACATCTTTTCAAATTACTAATGACGTACACCATTGTGGTAATAATGTTGTTTTTCAGCTTTTTGATACTACCGGTAATCAAGTTGAGTGCGATAGTGTCATGAACTATACAAATGGGACACTAAGCCTTCAATCAAATTCAGCTTTTGATGGACGAATTGTAATTACGGGGGTTCTTGATGTAATCGCATCGGGTATGCCTACCTAATATTTTAATTAACTAATAAACCAAGGGAGGGCAAAACCTCCCTTTAATTTGATTTAAAACTATGAAATTTATTGGCTCATTTTTATTAGGACAATTAGCGAATCTTGTTGGTGGCACAATAGAAGACGGATTCCTCAGAATATTTGCAAACGGTGGACATTTGTACACGAAGCAAGGTAGCGATGATGCACAAAGATTAGTAGATGTATCCGAGTTACAGAATGCCTTAGCTGCATTTTCTCCATTTCGTATTCAGCAAAACACCGTGTCTGATAGTAGTGGAATAACAATATGCGATTTTTCCGGCATCTACTTTCCTCAATTTTTTGTAAACGGATCCAAAACGTATTCTACACTACGGATTGATAATGTTAATGGAGATGATGGAACTATCGGGTTATTATTTATAAAAATGTCGTCTAATTCAAATAAATTGAGATTACCTACTGATCGCACAGGATACTTGTTAGCAAGCGATGATGTTTGAACATGAGACAATTTTAATAATTCAGTAAAATCTGTAGCCGAATACGTAACCGGGCCACCTGCACAGGCAACATTTACCTGTACGCATCACGGGTATACTGTTGGACAGACGGTTAAAATCGCTGGTTATTCAGGAAACAAAGTTGCATACAATGGGATTCATACGGTTTCTGCTATTGTAGATTTAAATAATTTTCGGATTAATGTTGCTTATCAGGCAAGCGGAACAGCCAGTAACCCGACAGCAGTTATACAAGAGAAAATATTTAATATTCCTGATTACAATTATACTCACATCTACGAAATTGAGTACAATATTTACACGGGAGATTTGTATATTTCCCTTAAAAACAAGGTAAAAAGATACTAACTAAAAAAGGAACTCTTAATCGGGTTCCCTTTTTTAATTGAGTTGAACATGTTCGTAACGGGCAGCTTGCGATATCACACTGTTAGTAATACTTTTCTTAATGCTTTTTGTAATAGGGTGGGCTTCTATTTCAGCTTTCAGCTTATCGTATTGAAATGTCTTTTCTTTCTCGTTTGGTTTAATGGCACTTTCGAGACGTATAAAATCGGCATTTAGGTGTGTGTAGATGTTTAAAATATCAGAATAGGTCTTATCTCTTGCATCAATAAAGTTGCACACGACGCCCACGGCATGCGATACCTGGGGATGGGATAAGTCATACCTCTTTTCAATAAGGTAATCCGGGACGCCAGAAAAAACGCTCTGCATAGCACGTAAAATCATCTTGTATGTTATAAGCGGTTCCTCCCTACCCTTTTCTCTCAATGCATCGCTTCTCAGATTAAAATATTTGCAAACATATGTTTCAATATCTGCAAGTTTAGGTTCATTGATAAAAACAAAGGAAATACCTAAAGCTCTCTTTAGCCTAACACAGAAATCTGCGTAAAATTCTTCGTTGGTTTTAACAGGATAGCCTTCGGTAGAACTTATTCTATGAGTTATTTTCTGTACTATTTCTATTTGATTTTGACTTTCCATTGTTTGTAATTGTTTAATTTAAAGTTTAAAATATCAATTATTTATCAATAAGTAGCAAAAGTTAATTTAAATTCTTTGACCAACTCGTGCATACATAATTGGATAGTATCAATTCTAATTTGACATTCATACGCACCCTCTTTGTCGTTGTTAGCTCTAAAGTTTGATTTTCTTTTTTGATATTCAATTATCCATTTCTGATAGATTGAATAAAGTTTATATCCGTCTTGTATCATTTTATTTATCTTTTTGATTGTTTATCCGTTGCCTGCTATGCCTGACTGGACATTTTTCGCAAGTAAACGAGTGGCAGTATTTACTAAATAGCGTACACCACGGGAGTGTTCCGTAAGTGGCATGTTGGTAGTTTTCGCACTCCCAATAAGGCACAGCGGGTAATTGATCAGCTCTTGCCATTATTTAAGCTTCAAATTGTATTCTTCTATATCTCTGATGTTTGCAAATAGAGTAGTTTTTTGCCCTAAATCAACAACTTTATAAATTTTAAAAGCATCCCCAGTTTGAGCATGAATTTTCATGACTTCGTCGTATGTAAGTAATTTTATTTTTTTGTCGTAAGAAACGACGTCAGCAATAGTCATCGTTGGATAATGATAATTATCTATCAGATAATTTACAGCATCTTTAATCCGTTCACATGGAATATTAAGCTCCTGTACCCGCTCAAATAGAACAGAAATAAAATCACTTCCGAGATTTGGAAATGCGTTCTTTAACCTCATTACTGATTTTGTTGTTTCTATTGGGTTAAAGTCCCCGTTATAAATACTAATTTCTACCAGCGGTTCCGAATATCTCTGCGGCGAGTTTGACAACGTCTGCATCGGTACAACCGCTGTTTGTTGATCTTCCATTTTTTATTAATTTAATGATATTGATTAAGTTAGAATCTATTTGATTTAATTTTAATTGCCCCTGATAAAATTTACCCCAGCGATCATATTTTTGAAAAATAATCTCAAAGGCATCGCAAATCGCCTGTTCCGAAGCTGGTTTTTCTTTGATATTTGATTTTAGGTATTTGATTATATTTTTTAAGGCTTTCCCTTGCGTCCCGTCAATTTTTGCTTTTACGCCTAATTTCTCTAAAATAAAATCATTGTAAATTTTCATGCAGGGAGAATAAGCCGGAATTTTTTCTTCCGGCATTGTATTAATTTTTCCTTTACTTTTCTTTACTTTACTTTGTGTATTTTCCGGCGGATTAATGGGGTTAATCGGTGGATTAACGGGGTTATCCGGTGGATTAACTAATTTATCATGCTCGATGATTAAAAATCTATCATCTTTTGGTAGTTCACCAACCCAATAATCACTTATTATTTCAACGTTTTTTCTTTCGGCGCAAGCTGCTAAATACCTTTTTTGAATACCATTTGAAGTCAAAATACCAAACATTTTAAATACCCTTTCATCAAAAAAAGAACGTCTAAAACACCCGGATATAACTTCCTCGATCTGACTTGGACGATAGGAAGCACCCGCTCTTTTACAAAAGAGCAAACACTCATCATCACCCCATTGATAATAATATCCATTTTTATATATTTTACACAGCAATCGAATGATTATATTCTCACCTGTTATACCAAATTCAGCATTAATCAATTCGATTTTATCATCGTCAAAAAAATCAACATCAAATGGAAAATAACTCAAACCTATTTTATTTGGTCGTGCCATTTTATAACTCTTTATTTTCTCCTATTCTAATTTATGCCCCAAACCATCGCTGCGGCTGCCCGTGCATCTTTGTTTGTCTTTTTTTTGAATCCTGTCGTATTTTTAAAAACATCTTCATCGTTAAATAGTATTGAATATCCTGTTGGTTTCAATAGCTCATAATCGCACCCGTGAGCGTCTAAAAATTCCTTAATGATAATTGCTGTTCCCTGGTTCTTCCCTACGTTCAGGGAAGCTCCCTTACCCCCTCTATGCCACGTATTGGTATTGTCTGGAAATTCTAACCGGAAAAGGGTGTTAAACTGTTTTTGCACCAAAATCGTATTAAATAAATCCCACATGTACATTGAAGTGCATTCTGTTAGTTTCCTTCCCTTTGTTTCGTAAATAGCAACCCCGTTTTTATGCAAATCGGGGTCAATTCCAATAATGTTACTGTAATCTAAAAATCGCTTCATTTACTTTAATATTAAATTCCTATAAAATAGGTAGTTAATCTTACATGTAAAATTGACTCCCCGTTGTAATGTTTATGAAATAATCGTCTTGCTTCACCTTCTGTATCTGCGTAAATAATTGAACCATGTAAAGTTCCTGTTACTGCGTAAGTATTCATAATCTTTAGTTTAATGTTAAATCCTTGCTAAAAGTCTTCGTTAACTCTTTTACAGCAATCTTTGAATTGTATAACAAATTTTTATAAGCGTAATAAAAGTTATACATGCGCTGTATATCATTTTTATCATGAACAATCTTGTTTTTAAAAGATTCAATTAGCAAATCGAAATCTTTAAGAAAATCTTTTGATTCACTAATATCAGATTTATAGATTGACAAGGCGCTGTCCCTAACCTTGTCTGGTGGAATGCCTATTAATTGGCTGGCATCCGTAGCCGTTGTTTCTGTATTAGTCATTTTCTTATAATTAGGTTATCCCTTTGGGGAGCTGTCTTTCCATGCCGCCAGTTTGTCAGAGTTGTCTCTCTTTTCATACGTTGCTATTAATAAATAGACGTCTCTATATTATCTGGTTTCTGTTAGTTCTGGTTCTGTTACCAGCACATCTTTTAAATTTTCGTCGGGCACTACCTCCTTTTCTGTTGATTCAAATTCTTCTTCTTCCAGTAGTTTTTTATGTAGTTTTTCGATAATAGGCATTATAGATTTATTTGATATAAGATCAACTACCCTATCAATAAACTCATTTTTTTCTGCGGCTTCGCAAACCATTTTCGCACAGTTAAATACGTTGCCTTTTGCTGCAATGCCACAATCATAATGATCGCCACAATTTATTTGTGTAAGAAGCAGTAAATCAACTTTATCCTTATCCAAACCTTTAAGTAGTTTCTTGACTTCGGCTATTTTACTTTTAATAATTTTAAGGTTTTCTTCATTCGTTTTTGTTTCCATTTTTGTGATTTTTTAAATTGTTTTAAATGTTGATTGATTAAAATTTGTAGCGGGAATGGGACTCGAACCCATGACCTCTGACCTTATGAAACCAGCGAGCTGTCCGCTGCTCTATCCCGCATTTAATTGGATTTAACCTGCAAAAAATCTTATGAAAGACACAACTTGAAAAAATCCATGTGGCCATGTTCATTATTATGAACCGAACACAGGCCTCTTTTTTCCCAAACCTTTAATGTTTGAGAGAAATCGGGAATGTAATATCTCTTTCTTAGCTCCTTTAAAAGTTTATCGTCCCGACTGATTGCCTTGTCTCCGAAACTTTTATGCAATTCGGACAGCAACAATCTTGTGTTGCCATGTAGGTATTTTAACGGGTCTTTTTTCTCTTCAATAATTTCTTCCGGGTCAGGTTCACCTATTATCACCGTCATTACTAATTGCGTTTCCTTTTTGTCGAATTTCAGTGCTAATCCCCCTTCTTTTGTTTTAGACATGTTCATTTTAAAAAGTATTAAGTTGTTATTAAGTTAGTTGTTTAAATTTTGCACGGGTGGAAGGAATCGAACCCACAACTCTCGGTTTTGGAGACCGCTGCTCTGCCAGTTGAGCTACACCCGTAAATGCCAGTATTACCTTTCTAACACTACAAACCCGGCTTCACGAAACTTCTTAAGCTCATCATCCATCATGGATAGTTTGATCTCCTCTATCTTCTGTTCAAGTTCGTAGCTTACCAACCTGCATTCAAAGTTATCGGGGTCAATTTCAATTGAAACCTCAATAGTCAAAGGCGGAAATCCCTTAATGATATGGATATTGATAGCGAATGATTCAGGGATGGAGTTATTAATAATTTTTTGTGATAGCTCTTTACGAACATTACCCCGGTTATCATCAGCCGCCTGAATGTTCTTTTCAACCTTAATCCTTAAATCCATTAAAATCCCGGCTAAATTTATCGCTACCTCTTTCTTTTCAAAATAGTAGCGATTAAGTTTAATAAACCGTCCAAGTTCAAGCGATGTGTAACTGATTTTAGGGTTATTAATGCCCCATTTTTCAATTTCCTCACTAATATCAATCTGCCCGTAAACGACAGCAGCAAGTCCATCAGTAGGATTTTCCTCGAAACAAATTACTCCACTATCTATGTTGAAATGCACTACTGCCGGAGCAACGGGTAAGGATTTTCCTTTGGCGTATAAAAACGGAGCATCAATAGTTCCTGTAAACGCAAAATGTCTGGGTTGCAAAATCGGGGCAGCTTCCCCGTGGCGGATTACTAATTCTTTAACTGTTCCGTCAACAGTTACGTTGATTTTTTCTTCTTCGTTGTCCATTTATTTAATTATTTAGTTGTTTGGTTATTAGTTAATTAATTTTCGCCTATTGCTTTTAACAGGCTTAGTTGACGCTCACCTTGTAAAAGTTTACGTTGGGAAACGAGTTCGCCCTTTTCGTTATAGTAGCCCATGATACCCTCGTCCTGATAGTCTATCATGTAGACGGTTCCGGTAACCTGTTCTGATTTGAATTTTAGGGCGGATATAAGATCAACCATTACTTGACTTTTGGCTTTAAGCTGCTTCTTAAATTCCTTTTTAACATCCGCAAAATCAGCATTGACATTAGCAATATCAATGGCAGTTTCGGATAGGGCATCTTTCTTTTCGGAAAGCTCTTCCTCTGTGAAGTGATGTGTGTAGGAAAAATTCTCTTCAATTTTTGCTGCGGAATTGGTCAAATATTGTATCCGCTTTTCTTCCGGTTCATCCGGTAATAATTGCTTTTCTGGCATTTTATAAGTTTTTGATTGTTAGTTTAAAAGTGTTAATTTTAACATTCTGATTTAGTCATTCTTAGTTCTTCTTTTTCAAAGGATAAAAGGCTTCGTAATGAATCAAGCTGATGGGTGCAACTCCGGTTTACTCTTTCCGTCCAGTCCACCAGGTAAGATTCATTTTCACAAATGCTATCAAGTAGTGCGTTTTGCACAGTAGCAGACAAACAGGATTCCTTCGCTATCTTGATGATGGTTTGGCTTATCTGTTCGGTTCTTTTACTTCGCAGTAATTTTTTTGCATCAGCCAACATCTGCCCTGAACGTGCCATATACACGTTAAGAGTGCTGATTCTTTCCTCTATTTCCTCTGGCGAGTTTGAGCAGTTAATTTCCAAATATGATTGCATTTGCTGCAATTCCTCTATTGTTGTCATTATTACCAAATATTTTGGTTGTAGTTAAATCAATCTTATCCATGTTATTTTCAATAAACTGGATTAATCTTTCACAATGATTGACCAGCTGTTGAATATGAATATCAGGGTTGAAAGTGTAATTTTCTACGTAAATCTTCTGAAAGTCGGTAATGTCATATTCAAAATCATAAACACCGTTTCCATTTTGAAGCAGGCAGAACGGGTAAACAATATGCTGCCAGTGTTTTTTAAATTTAAAGGCATTGTATCTCCCTGTTGTCTTGATGTCATGAACTTTTAATGGCATTATCTCATCGGTAACTCCATAGACTTCAACGATTCCCAATCCTGTATAAACCAACCCGGAAACTCGTTGCTGAGTCAATGCTCCTCTGAAATAATTAGAAAATTCAAGACAAAGAGCTAAGGGAAACTCAAAGGTTCTGCTGTTATAGTTTACATTGATAATCCCATTCCCCTTGTCTGATTTAATATCCATTTTCTCTGATTTACGGTGTTCGATTAAGCAATCCACAACCTCATTGAATGCTGTTCCCTTATCGGCTGCCTCGCTGTCAAAGGGTACACGGTTAATGTTATCAATGAGGGATTGGTATTGTTCTTGCTCAAACTCTTCCTCTGTCTTTGCAGGGTTCTCAGATGATCCCCAAAATTGCTGGTACATTTCAGAGGAGGATAAATACCCCTGAAATGCATCGAGCAATGTTGCATAAAATCTGTAATTAGGCTTCATAACTTATTTTTTTAAAGGCAATGCCTTATAGTAAACTGCTTTGATTTGTTGGAACAGATGCAGGCTTTGCAGGTTTTGCAACTGTTGGAACGGATGCAGGTTTTGCAGCTGGTGCAGCTGGTGGAACCGGAGTAGGTTTTGCAGCTGGTGAAACCGGTGCAGCCTCATATCTCTTAGTTTTTGCATTTAACACCAACCCTAAATTTTTGCAATGGATATTAAGCATGTGGGCAGCCATCAGTTTACTGCTTCCAACATGTTCAAAATTGTTAATCCTACCGATAAACTCGTTAGCTGTTTCTTCGTCAGTAATAAGGTCTATCTGGACTGAGAGGTCGGAGATAATAGCATCGTATTTAGCGACCATTTCTTTCCTCTCTTGTAACCGTGCAACATAAGGTTTGATGATGTTTTCAGTTAAGAAGTTGTTTGGAGCCGTGGCGTTCCCCTTTTCGTCAACGATATTGGGAATATTCATCTGGGCGGGCAGATTACAGGTGTTCTTACCATCATTCCGGCTGGTCGGATCAAAGGTAATGGTACGCTTGCGTCCATTGGCTTCAAGATAGCCAACGAGGTCAAGTTCGGTTACGAGTGAATCATAATTTGAGCCTCCAAATAAAGGCACATATTTCATATCGTCTCCATCCTGCCTTGTTTCACGATGGGCGACAAAAATAATATGCTTATTTAGCGATGAAACCCTCTTACACAGGGCGGAAAATTCGGCTTTTCTTTCGCCGTACCCTTGTAATGTTAATGTCCCGTTACTTTTACCAAGCTTTGAATTTTTCTTGATCAGGTAAGTGGCCATATAATCCAAGGCTTTCCCACCCGTATCAATCACTAACGATTCATAAGCTGATAAATCTTCGTTATTTAAAACTTCAAGGAAATCATCGTAACTACCAACCTGAACGGTGTCTACCCCTTCCAGATGTGCGAAGTTCACCCGATGAATACCCCCATCGAAATCAAATAATAATGGCTTAGGTGCTGATATTGCGATAGTTGTATTATGCGTTACGATATAATTATCTGTAACATAAAGTTCATCATCATTTGACACTTTAATACAAATACATTCACAATTTTCTATCTTTTCGGCATTAATTATATATCGTGATATGGTGTGTCTTGACCATTCTTCGGCTTTTCTCTTTAAGAAGAATGGACATTCAGGAGTATTTATATTAACCTTGTATTCTGTTCCTTTGTCCTTCCTTTTGTAAACATGTATTTTTGCTATTCCTCCCAAAGACAATACTAAATTTTTTACATCATGTGCTAATATTTCAGACGAAGATGAAAAACAAATACGATTCTTGTTTGCGGAGCCATCCGTATCCATTAGCCCACGAAGTAGATCGTAGCGTTGAGATATACTTCCAAGCATATATTGTTCTGGAATAAACTTATTTTCAGAAGTAACATTTAATTTCAGCTTCTTGATTCTATTAATATATCCATCACCTTTTTTATTTACTTCCATAACAATATGGCATTTCGGACAACTCGGATGTTCGTAACGTTCAATGAGAAATCCCTTTTCAATGACATTGCATGCATGATGGTAAATTTCATCGTCAATATCAGGGTTTGAAAATGTGGCAACACTTTCTGTTAGTGAACCGTCACCAATAAGAACCCCAAGAATATAAGGGTGAATATCAAACTGCTTTTCTTCAAACATAGAAGCCTCAATAACAGGCAATTCAAATCTTGACATTGCCTTTCTTCCTGTTTCTTTTTCGCGTGGAGTTTGTGGACAAATTATACCTTTTTCCAACATTTGTTTTAATGTATAATTTCTGAATCCTGCTTTTCGGCTATTTCCTGTTGAATGCCTTACAGTCCAAATATGCTCTTCATCACAGAAAGCAATAGAGTCATCATTTGTAGTTAATTTATAAACAGGTCTCACTCCTTGCGGATAAATACCAAGAACTGTTTGTGTTTTTCCGTTCAATCCAATTACGCTGTCTCCAACTTTCAATTCGGATATTTTCCTAAATCCATTTGGAGTTAGAATATTTGCATAAATGGGCTGTGCTTTCCCGATTCCAGCCTGGCCGTAAATCAACATTTTAATTTTAACGTCGATGTTCAATTCTGTACTTTTTTTAATTAGTGTCATGCTCTTTGTTTTTTAAAAAGTTTAATTTATTGTTATTTAATTAGTTACTAAAAAGGTAAGTCATCCTCTGGGGCTTCCGGTGGCAAATCATTGCCCGGTGTTTTATCCTTAGTCGGCGGTTCGTAATAATGTTTTGGCTCACCGGCGGCAGGCTGATTGGACATCTTAACCGCTTTCCAAGCGGTTACCTGAGTGTACCATTTGCCTTCATATTCCCTACTTTCTACATCGAAGGAGATAGTGATTTGCTCACCTTCTTTGATGTTAGCGTTATCAATCCTTTCTCCCCACATCGAGAAGCATATTTTTTTAGGGTATTGCTCTTCGGTTTCTATTACGTATTCCTGTTTTTTCCAGATTCCATTTCTGCCTTCACCACTCTGTAAAGGCAATACTTTAATTACTATTCCTGTAAGTTCCATATTGTTAATTATTTAATATTTTGTTATATCTTTGTTTCAGTCTGTCAATGCACATCTTGTCGATTTCGATGTTTCGCTCCCATTTTTCAAGTTGTTCGGCGTGATAGAAGCCGGGGAACATCCGCTTTGAGTTTTCAATAGTTGTGATAGTCCGTTCAAAATGATTGATGGCTCCAAGCACTTTAATTGCTTTTTCGTGCTTCTCTATCAGTTCTGCTGTATTACAATTCATAGCGTTTATCAATTTTTGAGAGGTTAATTTGATTGTTTGATCGCTTTGATGTTCGATGTTCTTTATATAAGAATCTTAGATAAAGAGCTACAACTATTAAAGCTGTTGATGAAAGGACAATCAGTATTTTGTATATAAAAGACATGGTTAAAAGTTTACAATTCCTGCTTTAATTGATTTCTTTATAATTTCAGACTGATGTATTCCGAAGTTTTTACACCATTTTCTGATCTGTGCGTTGACTGTATGGATAGAGGTAAATCTTTCGGCTGCTATCTCTTTTCTGATTTTGCCATCGGTTAGTCTTTGGGCAATGTCAATGTCTGACCTGGTTAGTTTTTTGCCGTCAATTATAGGCAGACTGCAAAGACCAGGTAATCCTTCAAATTTGCAGTTTCCGCGCTTTCCGCAATGGCTGTAATCCGGATTATTTCCGTTTTCGTCAATATCCGGCTTATCATCATTGCCACCGTAGAGACATGTAACATATTGTTTCAGTTGTTGAGGAAAACTGCTACATCCCATCAGTCTTAGTGCTTTTAATACCGTTGGCTTTTCCAGCATCTCTTCGGTAACCTCCGTCAGATCGTCCGGGTTTGCTTTTTCAAACGGGACTGTTGTGCTGACATACAATTCTTTTGTCTTGTCATTGTAATGAAATTCGATTCTCTTTTGCATCTCTTGTTTTTTAATTGTTAATAATTGATTTTATGTTTTTGTAATATTTTATTATTTCGTTGTACTTTTGTTGGTGCATACTCTTGGGGGTGGAACATTGTAGGTTCTGCCCTTTTTTTATACCATTTCTAATTCTGGAACATATTCCTCTTTCGGGTTTTCGCTACCCACAAACCAATCGTTATCACAATCCCGACATTTCCATTCCTGCCAAACAGGCTCCGTCTCCTCGGGCGTTTCACGGGTAGCATGGAAGAGTATTCTTTCTTCACTATCAACACATCTAATATCGTCGCTTCCACAAATCGGGCAATTATCAGGTTCTAACATGGCTTTAGTTTTTTAAGAGTTTAAAATTTATTACCCCTACCCTGCTAAACTTCTTAGTGTCGGTTTTAAGAATACTTGAAAGGTCAAACTCGAATTTATCAGGTGTACCTTTATTGATTAGCCGACCTTCGTTCACATATTTGAATAATGTGTTTTTTGTAATCCCAAGAATCTGGCAGGCGGTATGTGTGTCAACCATCCGGTTTGAAAACTTATTGAAAGCGTTTTCAATAATTAACTTACTTGTCGTTTCAATGAAGATGCTGGCTAAATCTTCCTTATCGCACTGGATAATTGTTTTCTCTATCATGGCTGATCAAATGTTAATTCATCTTCATAAACCTGGATTTTTTCGCCCGATTCTATTACCTGGGCGATGTACCGGTACTCTATCTTTTTGAGAAGTAGTACCCGGATTTTTGTGTTCTTTAAAGTTGCAGTCATGGCTTAGTTTTTTGAAGGTTCGGGAAGTTCATAATCGGCTAAAGTCTTATTGTAGCCATGTTCATTCAATATGTTGATAGCTTCAGCAATTATCTCCCTGTCGTATAAACCACTTACCTTATACTGTATGAAACAGTTAATAACTGTCTGATTACAAATCTTACGGTCTTTAGCCGCAAGCCTTCTAACTATCGTTCCTACCGAATTTTGAGGCAATGCTTCATATAAACCCCTCAATTTCATGAAGTCTACACGAATTTTGTTTTTTACTATCTTTTTGCTATTGCTTTGCATAATCTTTTGTGTTATTTTTGATGATTAATTAACGATGCAAAGATAAAGCACAATTCGGTTAATCCGACATTTTATGTAAAAAAATCAGAATTATTTTTATAAAAACATTAATTCTAAATAATAATGTCTGAATATCAGACAATTTAAAATACAATTTATATTTGTCTGATTATTAATTAAATATGTATAATTTGTTTAAAATTAAGTTATTATCTATTATTTGCAAACATTATTAATAATAAATGGAAAAGTCTGCATTAGAGAGAATTAAAGATGTTATAGATACATTGAAAACAAATGGAAGAATAATAAATAAGTCTGATTTTGCTAAAAAAATTGGTTATACCAGGACTTTTTTATCCGATATTCTTAGTGATAAGGCAAAATTATCCGACAATTTTATTAATGCTATTTGTATAAATTTTGGAATTTCTAAAGAATATATTACTATCGGGAAAGGAGATGTTTTTATAAAAAACACAGTTGCTAACGAGCAACATGGAACTTATGATCCTAAAAATGAAAACGATATGATTATTCTATTAAAAGAAAATGAATTTCTTAAAAGGCAATTAGAAGAGAAAGATAAACAAATCAGTAAGTTACTTAATTTGCTTTCATTGACAACTTCTGAAAATGAAGTGGATAATAAGGAAGAAGTTGCTTAAAAATTACATTTGAGAGAACTAATTTACAAAATTATTAAATAATTTGCAAGCGTTAAAAAAATGAAATGAAAAAAACAATTTTACTCATCACTTTAGCCTTAGCCTTATTTTCAAGCTGTTCAAAGCAGTTTATACAAGTTTTTGATACTTCAACCACTAATACAAATTTTGCAGATGGTTTTTGGGTGTATGAAACTGACAGCATTAAATTAACATACAGTTTTTGGGCGGATAAGGGTGTAATGTCCTTTTCGGTTTATAATAAACTTAACAAACCGATTTATATTGATTGGAAAAATTCTTCATTCATCTACAACAGTGATAAACTTGATTACTGGATTGATGAGTTGCAATCGAAGGGCGAAAGTTATTACGGAGGGTATTATTACAATGGCCCGGCACTTATGCCAGGACTTTCGGCAAGAGAAGGCGTTAGCGCGTCTACATCAAAAACCATAAAACCTGAGCGAGTTACTTTTATCCCGCCAAAATCAAAATCTTACCGGTATCAGTTTTATTTAATGCCAGTTAATTATTACAAAATGGACAGTAAGAAAACAATAGAAACAACTGTTCCCCGAAACCATAAGCCAGTTTCAATATTTGAGAAAAAAAACACAACTGTTTACGAAGAAAAATTTGATTACTCATCTACTCCATTAAAATTCAGAAACTATCTTGCATTTTCTTTTTCCGAAAATTCGACAGGAAATTATTTTTTTGTTGACAATGAATTTTATCTGACTTCTGTAAAAAAAATGGATTTACTGCATTGGCAAGGGGAGGCTGTAAAAGACGAAGAGGGAAATTGGGGTTATGTCTACCCGTTTAAAAATGGGACATCGTTTTATATAAAAATGCCACTACCAAACGGGGTTGAATAA